AAGCTGAACACGGACGGCGACGGCTCCAACGTGACCGTCGCCTTCGAGGCAGCAGCCAAGCGGGAGGCGCCCGTCTCCGGCGAGAAGCTGAGCGTCCTGCTCGGCAAGGTGCTGAAGTTCTTCAGCGACCTCAAGACCGTGGCCTTCTCCGGCAGCTATAAGGATCTGAGCGACAAGCCGACGATCCCGTCCGCTGCCGCTGACGTCGGCGCGATCCCCGCAACGGAAAAGGGCGCAGCCGGCGGCGTGGCCGAGCTGGACAGCGGCGGCAAGGTGCCGGCCAACCAGCTCCCGAGCTATGTGGACGACGTCGTCGACGCCTACATCCGCACCGGCGTCACGGCCCTCGGTGCCAACTGGCTGAGTAAGACCTCCGGCGGCGCTGCCCTGACGCCTGAGTCCGACAAGATCTACGTCATCCTGAGCGAAGGCGAGTACCAGAACAAGACGTACCGCTGGAGCGGGACGACCTACGCCGTCATCGGCAACGACCTCGCCATCGGCGAGACTGTGAGCACCGCCTACCGCGGCGACCGCGGCAAGACGGCATACGACCACAGCCAGAGCGCCCACGCTCCCGCCGACGCCGAGAAGAACGTCCAGAGCGACTGGAACGAGACGGACGGCAATAGTGACGCCTTCATCAAGAACAAGCCCGCGATCCCGAAGGCCGTCACCAAGACCGTCCAGACCCTCAGCGACGCGGCGAGCAAGAGCTTCACCGTCACCGGCTACATCCTCAGCGTGATCCTGATCGACAGCGCCACCAAGGAGCAGGTCATCGGCGACGTCTCTTTCGAGAACGCCACGGCCTCGGCCAACGGCAAAGTCACGGTCACGCTCGCGGCTGCGCCCTCCAACCCGATCCTCGTCATCATCACAAGCATCGCACTGTAAGGAGGCCGGCCTATGAAACACTACGGAGCAGTCGACGACCCGAAGGACATCACGACGAAGGAGTATGTCGACGCGGCTGACAACGCTCTGAAGGTGAAGGTCGACGCCCTGTGGGACTTCGTTTGCACGGACATCACGAGCAACCCCTTCCAGATCACATTCGACGATCTGGAGGGGCTGACCGTGAGCTCCGGCATCTGGAACACAGGGCAGCGGAGGCTCGAGTGCTGATGGGAAACTGCTACAACTACACCCCGATCCCACCGGCCGAAGCCTCCTGCATCATCGCGCACCTGTTCGTCGAGCTGGCCCTGCCCTGCTCCTGCTGCAAGCGGGAGGACGGCGTCATCGTCATTCAGGGCAAGACCTACGACGGCAGCAGCGCCCGCGTCACAATCAAAGGCGAGGAGGTGAGATACTACGGCAAGCAACGGACACTCGCGGCCATACGAGCGGGCCAATGTAGGCCGCCCGCCCTTCGGCCGTGACAAACTGCCCGAGATGCAGGTCATCACGGACGCCAAGGAGCTCGAGAAACACACCTACATCAAGACCAGAAACCCGGCCGTTTTCCCGAAGAAGGAGCGGCTCGGTCTGGCGCAGAGGATGATGAACGAGGCCAGCGACCTCGTCGCCGATCTGATGGAGGCCAACGATCTGCTCCTGACGGATCCCGAGGAGCGTGAGCTCAGGTATCGCGCGCAGCGGTCGGCGCTTCGCAACTGCCGAAAGCTGATCCACCACATCGAGCTCGCGCATGAGATCCTCAGCGGCTTCAGCGATGACGCCTTTGCATACTGGGCGAAGATGGCGGCCGGCGTGAAGAACCAGACCGCCAAATGGTACAAAACCGATAAAGAGAGGGCCTCCAAGCTGGACGCGCAGAAGCGTCACCAGTGAGGCGGCCCTCGGGGTATGCCTTGTTTTTTCGTGCCGGCTCGGCCAACAACGCCCGCAACGTCAACACCGATGGCACTCTGAACAGGAACAACGCCTACAACGGCAACAACGGCCTGCGCCCCGCTTCGATGGATCGCCCGACTTATTAACCGCCCGGAGACGGACGGCGAACACTGTGCCCCATCATCCAAGGAAGGCATATCCCTCCCGCAGCCGCGGCCGTCTGACCGGCCCGGTCATGGGTAAACACAAGACCGCCGATGCTCCCGGCGGCGCACGCAAAGCGTGGCCGGAGCTATACACGGCGGGGAGACTTTTCAATGGAGAATATCGTAAACAGCACCATCGCGCTCTACAAAGCATACCGCAAAACCCGCTGCGGAAAGCGCGACAACCCGACCGCCATGCGCTACCGCATGGAGGCCATCGAGCGCACCGTCGCCCTCTCTGAGAGGCTCCAGCGGCGCGACTATTCCTTCGGGCCCTACTACCCCTTCAAGGTGTACGAGCCCAAGGAGCGGCTCGTCCTCGCCATCGACTTCGAGGGCAAAGTCGTCCAGCACTCGCTCTGCGACAACGTCCTCGAGCCGGCGTTCTCCCGGCGCTTCATCCGGGACAACTACGCCGGTCAGATCGGCAAAGGCACCCACGACGGCCTCGACCGTCTGGCTGCGGCCATGCGCCACTATTTCTTCAGCCGAAAGGCAGCAGACGAAGCAGCCCGCAAGGCTGCCGGCCTGCCGCCCCGGCCGATGAACGAGTGGGACTACGCCGACGGCTGGGTACTGAAGGGCGATTTTTCAAAGTTCTTTTACACCCTGCTCCATTCCTACTGTTACGAAACGGCCCGCCGGGCCCTGAAGTGGCTGAAGGATCCCGAGCTGATCGACTTCGCTGAGTGGCTGCTGTGGCTCATAATCGACAGCACGCCAGACCCCGGCATCCCGATCGGCAACCAGTCGAGCCAACTGCTCGCGCTGCTCTATCTGGACGCCTTCGACCACTGGCTGAGGGATGACCGCGGCCTCGTATATGGCAGGTACATGGACGACTTCTACATCATCCACAGCGACAAGCTGCTGCTCCGGCAGATACTCAAGGAGATCGAGGCGTACATCAAGCCGCTCGGCCTTCGGCTGAACGGCAAGACGCAGATCCTCCCGCTGAAGAACGGCATCGACTTCCTCGGTTTTCACACCTACCTCACGCAGACCGGCAAGGTCGTGAGGAAAGTGCGAGCCAAGAGCATCGACAACATGAAGCGCAAGATCCGCAAGTTCCGCGGGCTGGTGGACTCCGGCAAGATGACACTCGACAGCGTCGTGCAATCCTACGCGAGCTGGACGGGCCACATCTCACACGGCAACACCTACCACCTGCGGCAGAACATGGACGCCTATTTCTTCAGCTATTTCCCGGAGCTCAAACCATCACCGAAAGGAGACAACACTCATGGCCCAAAAACTGAGCAACCTCGCAAACAAGTCGAAGGTCAAGTTCGGCAGCCTGTACGGCAGCCCGATCGTCTGGATCGTGGCTGATAAGAACCACGCAGGCTACCCCTCCAACAGCGTCACGCTCGTGACCAACCAGATCATCAAGATGCTGTGCTTCGACGCGACAGAACCGAGTAACGGCAACAGCGACCGCCGCAACTACGGCAACAACCGCTACATCTACTCGAACCTGCGCCAGTGGCTCAACAGCCCCGCGGCTGCCGGCCAGTGGTACACCGCGCAGCACTCCGCAGACCAGACGCCGGACTCCTCCCACGTCTGGAACAGCGTCAACCCGTACAGTGGCCTCGCCGGTTTTCTGAACGCCTTCACCGCCAACGAGCGGGCGGCTCTGTTGAACACCACCATCACGGTCGGCAAGAGCTCCACAGACGGCGGCGGGACGGAGACCTGCACGGACAAGATCTTCCCCCTGTCCTGCACGGAGGTCGGCCTGAGCGGCGACCACGTCTGCGGCAGCAAGCTGGCGATCTTCAGCGACAACAACAGCCGCATCGCCACCGTGACGGCCTCCTGCGTCGCCAATTCCAACTATTCCAGCAACCCGGGCTCTGGTGCCGCGTGGTACTACTGGCTGCGGGACGCCTATGCCGGCTCGGCCCTCGGCGCCCGCCGCGTCGGCACCGATGGCACTCTGAGCTGGAGCGGCGCCTGCTTCGGCGACTACGGCCTGCGCCCCGCTTGTAATCTGTCCTCTGATCTCCTGATCTCCGACTCCGTCGACTCGGATGGATGCTATACAGTGATCTACAATCAGGCGCCCACAGCGCCGTCGTCCATCACTGTCCCGAGCGAAGTGCTCGGCGGCGAGAACCTGAGCATCTCGTGGGCGGCCTCCACCGACCCCGACGGCAACCTCTCCGGCTACGTTCTGGAGCGCAAGGTCGGGAGCGGCACATGGGCGCAGATCTACAAGGGATCCTCGCGCAGCTACACCGACGCCATCACCTACGGATGGACGAGCGTGCAGTACCGCGTCAAGGCATACGACGCCGCCGGCGCGGAGAGTGCGTACACCACCAGCGCCACCCGCACCGTCACCAATAACCGACCGCCCGTCATCAGCGGCACGGACGGCGCCCTCGGCAGCTTCAGCACGGCGGCCCCGTCCTACGAGTACACCGTCACCGACGCCGACGGCCATCAGGTCGACGTCGTGGAGATGCTGGACGGCGTCACGCTGCGCAGCTACACCGTGACCCTCGGCCATACCAACACGCTGACGATCGGCTCCGAGGCGTGGCTGAAGGTCGTGAACGGCAGCCACACCCTGAAGATCGTGGCGACCGACGCCAAGGACGCCAGCGTCACCCGCACGCTGACCTTCACCAAGGCCGTCACGTCCGTCGAGTTCGAGCAGACCCTCGCTATGGAGGCCGACGCCATGCCGACCAAGGCCCTCGTCAACATTCAGGGCAATTTCCCGGCCGGCTGCACGCTTCAGGTCTGGATCTGCAACAACGGCAACGACGCGAGCCCGACGTGGGAGGACATCACGCAGAAGGCCAGCACCGGCCAGAAGCACTATTTCACCAACCAGACCAAGACGGCCGCAGCGTGGGGCGTCAAGGTCAAGGCCAAGCTGCTCCGCGGCTCCGCTACGGAGACCTGCTACATCCAGTCGATCGGAGGTAACTTTGCATGATTAAACACAGAGCCGACAGCATCCAAAAGCTGAACGACGAACAGGCCGCAGAGGCCAAGAAGGACAAAACCATCGCCGAGCAGGCTGACACCATCGAGCTGCTGAAGGGCTGCATCATGGAGCTGGCCGACGTGGTCTACGGCGACGGAGGGGAGGTAACAGCATGAGCAAGATCGTCGAGCTGTACGTCAGGGAGCTGACCCGCGAAGGCTCCACCATGACCATCAACGACGTCCCGAAGAAGCTGCGCAAGCAGGTCGAGGACGCCATCGCTGCCATCGAGGCAGCCGCAAACGCTGGCACCGCGAAGGAAGGGGCGAGCGAATGATCGCCCGGGCCCTCGCGTGGCTATTATTAAAAATTGCAGGAAAGGAGGAGCGTGAAATGCTGGTACGTCTGTATGCAGGCGAGATCATCATGGGCCGCATCACCGAGGACAACGTCCCCGCGAAGCTGAAGGCCCGCGTGCACAAGTATCTCGTCGACATGGGCTACTTCGACGACGTCGAGGAGTAAGCCCAACAACAAGGAGGGCCGCGTCCTGCGGCCCTCCGGCTTTTATGAGGTGACACAATGATCGAAATCAACATCGGCGCGCTCGTCGTCCTTCTGGGGATCCCGACGGCCGCGACCGGCTTCTGCTTCTGGATGCTCGAGCACAGGATCCAGAAGCGCGAGAAGCAAAAGGAGGCCGAGGAGGCCAAACGGCAGAAAGAGGCAGCGGCCCGAGAGCGTGCCCGTGAAGATCTCCAGATCATCACCATTCAGGGCACGTCGGCAGCCATCGCCCTCGGCGAGGCGACGGCCCGGGCCGTGCAGCGCATCCCTGACGCGCATTGTAACGGGGATATGCACGCGGCCCTCGACTACGCTGCCAAAATCAAACACGCGCAGAAGGACTTCCTCACCAGTCAGGGGATCCACGCGATCATCGACTAAGGAGGTGAGCAGCATGGCCGCAAAGAAGCGCCGGCGCAAGCGTAAAAAGAAAATCGAGGCGAGCAAAAAGCTCGCATACTGGGCGGCCAGCGTGGCAACGCTCAGCGCAGCCAGCTCTCTGCTGCTCTCTGCCTTCGGGCGCGACCCGGTCGGTGAGCTGACCGGCACCATCTTCACCGCCTGCGTCGGCTATCTAATCACATACGCCGGCAAGAGCCTCGGCGAGAAAATCAGCCGAAACCGCCACGGGCTCGACGCCGACGGCAACCCGCTCCCGGATCCGTCCGGGAACACTCTCAACAATGAGGAGGCAAAAGGATGAACACCATCGACATCACCCCCATCGTCAACGCAGCCCTCGCCCTGATCGGCGCCGGCGTCAGCGTTTTCCTGATCCCGTGGCTGAAGAAGCAGACCACCGAGGCACAGCGCAAGGAGCTGACCGCGTGGGTAAAGATCGGCGTCGCTGCCGCTGAGCAGCTCTACGTCGGACAGGGCCGCGGCGAGGAGAAGAAGCAGTACGTCCTCGACTTCCTGAAGCAGAAGGGCTTCAAGGTCGACGAGGAAAGCGTCGTCAATGCGATCGAGGCAATCGTCAAGCAGCTCAACACCGAGGGCCTGACTATCGAATGACGGAGAGGGGCGGGCTCCGGCCCGCCCTTTTCTTGCTTGTAAAGGAGGTAAACCCATGAAAAACCAGAACACCAACGACATCAGGCTGAAGCCCGGCGAGACCATCACAGACGAGACTCTCGACGAGCTGACCGGCGGGAAAGGAGACGACAATGAGTAACAGCCCTCTGGTGGTCTACACCAAGCTCAGCCCGAACCACTCGGGCAAGCGCACCAAGAAGATCGACACCATCACTATTCACTGCATGGCGGGCAACTGCTCCGTCGAGACCTGCGGCAACCTGTTCGCAAGCTCCTCGAGGCAGGCGTCCAGCAACTACGGCATCGGCACCGACGGCCGGATCGCCCTGTACGTCGACGAGGCAAACCGCTCGTGGTGCACCTCGTCCAACGCCAACGACCAGCGGGCCGTCACCATCGAAGTCGCCAACAACGGCGGCGCGCCTGACTGGCCCGTCTCCGCGAAGGCATACGCCGCGCTGCTGGATCTCGTGACCGACATCTGCAAGCGCAACGGCATCAAGCGCCTCGTCTGGTCGACCAGAAAAAAAGACCGCGTGAACCACCTGAACGGCTGCAACATGACCGTGCACAGGGACTACGCGAATAAGAGCTGCCCGGGCGACTACCTCTACAACCGCCACGGCCAGATCGCCGCCGAAGTCAACAAGCGCCTCGGCGTCAAGGATGCAGGCAGCAGCACCGGCGGCCAGACCTCCGGCAACACAGAGACCGGCCTGAAGGTCGGCGACGTGGTCGACTTCAAGGGCACGCAGCACTACACCAGCGCGGCGGCCAAGGACGCCAAGATCTGCAAGCCCGGCAAGGCCACCATCACGGCCATCGCGGCCGGCAAGGCGCACCCGTACCACCTGAAGGCGGTCGGCGGCGGCTCCACCGTTTACGGCTGGGTAAACGCTGCGGACATCTCGACCGGCAGCACAGGCACGGCCACGAGCTACCGCGTGCGGACGACGGCCGACGTGCTGAACATCCGCAAGGGCCCCGGCACCAACTACGGCGTCGCCGGCCAGATCAAGGGCAAGGGCATCTACACCATCGTCGCCGAAGCCGCAGGCCCCGGCGCGACCAAGTGGGGCAAGCTCAAGAGCGGCGCGGGCTGGATCTCTCTGGACTACGTCACGAAACTCTAAAACCGCATAGAAAAGCAGAAACCCGCCCGGAGATCCCGGGCGGGCTTTTTCTGTTATGTGGGGCTTTACTCCTCAGCGTCGGGATCCGGCGCTTCACCGGCAGCGGCGAGCTCGGCCTCTGTGGGCTGGAACCGCAGCACACGGCCCTCGGAGTCATAGAAACCGCCGAGCAGGATGGTGAAAATATCGACCAGCCAGCCGATCCCGCAGGCCCCGGCCGTCAGCAGCCAGATGACGCCTGTGCCGGTTTTCCCGACATAGAACCGATGGACACCGAAGAAGCCGAGGAAGATGCACAGCAGCAGCGCCACCGTCTTGCTTTTCGGCGACGTCGGCCGCTGCGCTGCGGGGATGCTGACCGCGCCCTGCTGCGCGCCGGACTTCCCGCCGGAGCTCGTCGTATATGACAGACCCGTCCCGGGGATCCCGACGGTCGTGCGGCTTTTCCCCGTCGTGCTGACCGTGTGCTTCAGGCCCTTCGGGCCGAAGCTGATGCTCGCGCTCTTTTTGTTCAGGTTTACCCGGACACCCGGGGCCACCTTAAAGCTGCGTCTAAACCTTGTACCCAT